TTTTAAATTCTTGTGCATATTCAACAAATGGCATAAACATTACACTTGAAGAACTGTCTTTAGTGGGCTGAATTACAACTTGAAGTGGCTCTTTAATTGTGATAGTATTTCCACCATTATAATCAACGTCACCAATTAGTGTGTGATTGGTTTTCAAAGTTACAAGCTGAATACTCATTGCAAGCTCACTTTCTTATCATCGGGAAAAACTCCCAAAGTTACCCATCGTTTCGGGAACAACATTTCTCGGCCCTCGAAATCTTTCATATCATAATTTGGATCTTGAACGAATCCAATTAACTCAACCATGCTATCGAATTCACGAAGCACCAAATCATACTTCTCTGCTCTTGGCAGTTTGTTTTCAATAGCCATCTTCTTTGCGAGTTCACGAACGTTCATATTTTCTCCCATTTAAATTTGTCATACAGAATTTTTCTTTAGTTCAGATTGATAAGTACGGCTTCGAAGCTCAGAAGAACTGAATCTATGTTTGCGTGAATTATAAAACATTTTAATGTTTCTGTCATCACATATTTCTTTACCTGTAAAATTTTTACCTTCATATTCTTCACCAATGATACGCATGGTAATTGGCAAGAACATCAACAGGTCTTCAAGGTCTTTCTCTGTATCATACACAACAATCTCATCAACAAATTTGACAGCAGAAAGTTGCACGTATCGTTCAACGATTGATTGAACTGGTTTGTTTTTACTAGCAGGCCGATCAATTGTTGGATCACTTTGAAGACCAACAATTAAATAATCACATACCGATTTCGCTTCAGCAAGCATAAGAATATGTCCTGCATGAAGTAAATCAAATGTTGAACAAGTAAAACCTACCGGTTTTCCAACCATATTATCAGGTAAAATTAACATGATTAATCACCATTTTGAAAAATTAATTTCACTCATACATCAGCAAGGTATTCTTGTGTTCCGTAGTTAGCCCAGCCGCCGCCAACTTGAATATTCATATTAACAGAATTTTGCAATGAATATAAAATCAAATAATTTAAAACAGTTGAATCAATTTTTTCACCACACTCTATTATTTTATAGAATGAAATTCCGTTTTTTGTCTTTTGTTTAGTCGCTAAAATTTTTGATAGATTCGGTTTAGTCCATTCCGGAAAAATATTAGGTTCATCTAACCAACTACATCTAAAACTAACACATGGCACTTCTGGTCTATTTTCATATATTGTGCAACCTTTTTCCGCTACAAAATGACAAGGTCTACCAGACCAAAATTGTTTACCATGAGCTTCACCCCACAACCATCCTTGACAACACATGGTGCAACCATTACAATTTCTATTGACGGAAATAATAGGAATAGTTTTCATAAGATTTTAAACATTTCATTTAACATTTTTTTATATTCACACTACATTTTTTTAAAAATTCTATACCATCATTGTTACGATAAGCATTGCGATAGTAAACAGAATTAATGCCACTTTGAAAAATTAGTTTAGCACATTCAAGACAAGGCGCATGAGTAATAAACATTGTCGCACCATCACCGGACTCTGTAGACTTAGCTAACTTTGCGATAGCGTTTGTCTCCGCATGAAGAACTTCTGGTTTAGTTGTTAATCTACCTAATCTAATTTCGCCACTATCTGTATCTATTTTATCTAGAGTTTCTTCTTCACAGTTATTATCCCAACCAGATGGCATTCCATTATAACCAATGGAAATAATTCGATCATTTTTTACAACAAGAGCACCGACATGAAGACGCCGAGCTGTAGATAGTTTAGCAAAAATCTCAGCAGTTTTCATATACGCATCAATAAATTTCTGCTTCATATTTCATTATAAAGTAAAAACAAGGGAGAGTCAAGCTCTCCCTTTCATTTATGCCGCTTTGTCTTCTTGTAGAAGTTGAGGCTTAAATGATTCTAGGTTGCCACCAATTTCAATTTTTCGTGGTTTCTTATGATCTGGAATAATATTTTCTAGACCAATACGAAGAATGCCGTCTTTAAACTCGGCGCCACAAACTTCAATTGTATCGACAACTGTGAAGGTTTTGGTAAATGAACGAGTGCCAATACCACGATGTAGATAATTCAAACTGGTCTCTTTATCTTTCTTTTCACCTTTCACCATGAGATTTCCATCTTCAACAGAAATATCAATCTCATCTTTTGCAAAACCAGCAACTGCCAATTCTACAACATAACGATTGTCGTCTAGTTTGATGATATTGTGTGGAGGGAAATTACCAGCTTTTGTTTGAGGGTCTTCTTTGAGAAGTCTTTCAACATCATTAAAGAATCGTTCAAAACCAAGAGTGGTATGATGAAGCGGACGAAAATGTACAAAGTTATTGAGAGTCATAGTTTCTCCTTATTAAGCAAGTTAATGAAATTGCCAACCCATTAGGCGTTGACCCGAGAAATTTTTTACCAGCCTTAACCTCGGACTGCTGGTTCCCATCCCGAGGGATGAATTTATTTATTTAAAATCTCGAAAGCTTTTCGGTTAACAAGGTATTTTCTGTTTGGATTTTCCTGTTTATAAACGTAGATGAATTCAATTCCATCTTTATCCACCACCTCATTATAATTATCGGTAAATAAAATCTCTCCTGTATAGAGATTTTTCAACCTCACAGTTTTGGTTTTCATAATAATTAATCAACCTTCTTTTTTCCTATCGTGTATTTACTAACTAGTTTCCATTCACTTTTATCTTTGAATGCTATAATTTTTATTTGATGTAAGGGTGCTAAGTTGTCTTGTATCTTTTCTTTTTCATCTTTAAGAATCTTTACTAATCCCCATTCTTCTAACAAATTAGCGATGGCATTTCTTCGTTGAATATCATTTTCTGTTATTGTAGAAGGTTTGCCATCTAAAGCAAAAAGTTCTTTGAAATGTAAAATTACATAGCGTCCTTGTTTGTGTAAAATATGGCAGGATTGATATAATACTTTTTCTTTACGAGAAGAGACACCAATTCTTGTTAAAGTTTCTTTTACTTTTAGAAAAGCGTCTTCATCGTCAAGTGTTATTTCAACGCCGACTCCTTTGAAAATATCAGACATATCATTTCCTTAATCCACCGCTTTCGGTTTTTTCTTTTAATTGTTGGATTTGGTCTTCACTAAGAAGGAGAAGAACTTCACGAGCTCGCATATCCGAATAGTTGAAGTATTTTTTGATGCATTCTATGTCTTCACTTTTTTCAGATTTTATCCACTTAGCAAAAGGCCTTTTTCGAGACCTTACGGTATTTATAAGAAACAAATTTTGTAACTTTTTGTCTAGAAAATGACGCTGATTCATCTCATTTGCAAACAAAACACAGTCATAATGATAAGAAAGCGACCTGTTTATAATGAATGAATTGTAAGCCTTTTCAGTTACTTCATCAACAATCAGATTCTTTTTGCCATGTAGAATCTGATTTACATAATCAAATGGATTGCTCATACGAATCCCATTTTTCTGTTTGTTTGTTTGGGTTTGGTATTGTTTTGAGTGTGAAAAATTTCAGCCAGAGAATAGGTATCCGACTTGTTATCTTTTGGTTTGAAGTCTACACCAAGTTTCTTAGCGAGATTATCAGCCTGTTCTTTAGTATAGTTATCGAAAGACACAATATCAAAACAACGGCCAGGACGAACCAATGCACTATCAATGTCATTGGTCGATGGCAGATTGGTAGAAAAAATAAGTTTCTTACCTTTTGTAGAAATTAAACCATCACCGACATTGAGGAATCGGTGCATCATTGTATTACCATTTGAACGAGATTTGAGGAAATTGTCAGCATCTTCGATAACCATAACACCAACTTCACCTTCAACAAACTGAGCAAACACATAATCCCGGTCAAGAATCTTTTCATCATAGGTTACAATGGCATTTCGTGATGCATAGTGTAACAAACCACGAATGAAAGTTGTCTTGCCAGTACCAGGTGGGCCAATCAAAAGCAGAATTGACGCTGAAGAATTCAGAAACCTTTCATAGTATTCTTCAATTGATTCATCACCAAGAAACGGATACATTTCAGAAATTGGCATTTTTTCAGGCAATAAAGGAATGGTTATAGATTCGCCAGAGCCACCATAAACCCATTCAATGTAACAATTAGCAACTGAAAATTCTCTCTTTAATTCATCATAAGTATTTTCAATATATTCTTTTGAACCAAAAAGCTTAACTTCAACAAGACTTGAATCAATGGTGTAATCCAAAAAATCAATCGTAGCGTGATTTACAATCATGCCAGCTTTGTTACTATATTCAATCACTTGAATATCTGGATTTTCCATTAGTTTATGAGTATAAGCAGCCCAACTTTTTGTATCACACAAAAGATTTTCTTTTACGGTAAGTGTATTATAGCCACACTCAATTCTTTTGGATAAAATCTTTGAAATGTAGTGATCATTTAAAGAAGATGCACTTAAAAAGAATTCGGTGTGAGTTTGGCCGTTAAAGTCCGGATCCATGTCTACTCCCATTTTATGCGGTTCAGTATCTTCTTTTCTATCAAAATGTATTTTATTTTCATACTTTCGATCATACAACCGATTTTTCTTTCTACGTTCATTTGATCGAAACGAATCTAAAATACGGTCAATATCAGTAGTCATTATGCAAACTCACAGTTACTCATCAATTCAACAAGACAAGCCACAAGATTGATTTCACCGTCAGCAACAAACGCTTGCTTGTATTGATAGTCAGCAATAATTAATACAGCTTGTGGAATAGATTGAGGTTTTAATACATCATACAAGGCATCATAAATTTGCCGAAAGACCACATTTGCATCAAAGTCTCCAGATGCCACCCACTTACGAATAGCACCAAAGTCTTTTTCTTTCATATGTTTTACAATTTCGGTAATTGAAACATTAGCAATCTGTGCTAGAATGCCAGAGTCAATTTTACCAAACTGTGAATAACGTTGAAGTTCATTGATGACACGCCGAAAATCTGGAAAGTGTTTCTTGACCAGTTCAGCAACAACCTTGTCATCAAACGAGACCGATTCACTTTGCAGAATTTGCTTGATACGACCAAAGAAGTCTTTGGCCATCTGCGCTTTCTCAGTGCCTTTTAATGAAAAATCAATAACTGCACACCGAGAATGAAGAGGGTCAATAATGCGATTCTTATAATTGCAAGTAAAAATGAACGAGCAATTAGATGCAAATTCTTCGATTGCATTTCGTAAAGCAGGTTGTGTAGAATTAGGGTTTAGATAATCAGCTTCGTCAATGATGATGACTTTTCGGCCACCAGACAATGACATAGAAGAAGCATAGTTTTTAATTTTGACACGAAAGGTGTCAATACCGGACTCATCAGAGCCATTGATTACGAGATAGTCGCATCCAATTTCGTTGCACATAGCTTTCGCCACAGTTGTCTTGCCGACACCTGGGCCACCAGCTAGAAGCAGATTTGGAATGTTTTCTTGATTGACATACTCTTGAAATGGCTTCTTTAGACGTTCCGGGAGAATACAATCGCCAATAGTTTTGGGTCTGTGTGATTCTACCCACAGAACATGTTTCATAATAAAAATTCTCCACTTTAAACATAATATTATTTAGAAGTTTTCTTACTTAACTTCTCAGCGCAAATTTCTGGTTCATCTGTTACAAGCATATATGTATCATCAATAAAATTGATTTTAGTCACATACAAGTTTCCCAGTTTAGTTTCCCGAAGACTTTTTATAGTATTAGGGTTAACATATATGTTAGTTTTAGTTTCAGCATCAATAAACAAAATCATAGTTAGCCTTTCTGAAAGGTGGAACCAACTTCAGTTGTAATCCAATATTCAATGTTATTTTTTTTACTCTTAAAATGCGAAATGCCTTTTGAAGAAATCTTAACTTCATAAGCATCACTTAGAATTTTAGAAATGTTTTCAGTTTTAAACACCATCTTATACTTGTCGCCATTGCCAGTAGTAGAAAGATTGAGCGATTCAGTATGTGCAGAATCATTTGCAACATCTAAAGTATTAAGAGTTACTTTGGTGCCATCGGATTCAACAGAAATTTGAGGACTGCCAAGAACATTAGCAGCATCAAGAATCCAACGGAAGTCTTCAGCTGTAAGTTCAAACTCAATATCAGTTGAAGGAAGTGTCAAAGTCTTTTCAGGTACAGCAACAATCATAATAGAGTCACAAGAACGATACTTAATTTTACTGCGACCTTTAAGGCCGGAGATAACAACATTCTTTGAATCGAATTCAAGACTCAAATCGTCTTTGTGAAGAGAAATGACCGAAAGAAATTCGTTCAAATCATAGATGCCAAAGTCAGCTGGAATTTCATCAGGAATAGTAGCTTGCGCTAAAATATTCTTGTGAGTAGATACAGTTTTAAGAGTCTTACCCTTTTTGAGAAAGATTCCTGGATTAATACTGCCGAAATTTTTCAGCACGTTTAAAGTTTCACTTGAGAGTTTCATTATTTAGTTCCTTTAGTCATATCGTGATTATGTAGTGCCATAATTCCATAGTGTAACACCTTCAGAAGGTCTTTGCGGTTATAACCATCTTTTTTACCATATCGTTGAGCATATTTTAAAATATTGCCAACACAGAAACCCTCACCATGGCCAGAGTCCATAATAAATTCAGTTGCCTGAAATTTATTCTGTGAATAATGCTCGCCATAAGTTGCGTCTATGTAATCGCGCAATTCTTCTAACAGGCGGTCTTCGCTATATTTGTAATCAATTTGTCTCATAGTTTACCTGCAAAGTTAGCAACAGCCGGCATATCGCCAGTAAATGCATAACTACCAACGTGTTGTGTTTTCATCCAAGGACATAAGTAGATTTCGCCGCCAATTTTACGCCACATTTGGCAAAACATATAATCTTCACTTAGATAACGATCTGTTCCACCATCTGTGATACTACCTTTGGAGTCAATTACAGTATCAAAGTATGCATGAATATACCGACTACCATCAAAGTTGGATTGACCAACATGGTCAGGCTTATAGTGAATCATTGGATAAGAACTTTGCATTTTATCAAACACATGACGTTTGATCATCATGTATCCAGTTCCAATTTCCATAACTTGAAGAGGCTCTGTTACAGAAAATTGTTTGGTGCCTTTTACAACATTAAAGACATATTCACCAACTAACTTTTCAAGTTCTTTTGGCTCTAGGTCAGGATGTTTACGAGCAACGTCAACAACATTTCGCCAGTTAATTGCTTTCTTTGGATAAGGACCACCAATTACATCTTTATCAAGTGCCATAAGAGCAAGAACATCTTTTGCATTAAAGTGAATGTCAGAATCAATAAAAAGCATATGTGTGTAATCAGTACGCAAAAATTCATCGACAAGATAATTACGAGCACGAGTAATTAGTGATTCATTAAACAAAAACGAAAACTTGGTTTCGATTGTGTATTTGGTCATCATAGATTGTAAGTCAAGACAAGATTTAACATAAAGACCATGTGCCATACCACCATACATGGGTGTGGCGATAAACAATTTATTTTTTCTCAATTCATCAAGTTTGACTTGTATTTCCATAATGCACCCATAAGATAAAAAAAAGGAGAGATACAAATATATATCTCTCCTAAGCCAAAAGGTATTTAACGATTAGGCAAAAGCACGCTCACCTTGCGAACGAATGGCTTGGATGCCAGCAGCAACCATACGCTTGGTAGGAGTACCAAGGCGATAGAAAGAAACACGCTCGCCGTTAACGACACGGGTGTTCAAATAAATGGCATGACCTTCATTGCGGAGGTCATTGATAGTTGCAGAAGGGTTAGAAACACCAAAAAGGCTCTGCATACGAGCAGCAGTTAGGGTGTTGCGGTCGCTGTCCTTAGACAGATAGTTAAAGACTTTTTCTTTAGTCGTCATTACAAAGTTCTCCAAAATTAGTCGCATTTATTACAAAGTTTTGAGAGGCGACTGTTCTCTCAAAGAGATGTCAGTATATAATAAACTGAGTTAATTGTCAAGCG